CGTTCAGCATTCTTTTCATCTTTAGCATCTTCTTCTTTTTTCTTATCATGAGCAGATTCAGTATCGGCTTTATTTCTAGAGCCGTCTGTGGATACATATGTCTCATTGCCGTTTTCATCTACGGAACGTTGACCAGTAGAACCTGTATTAGCAATAGCTGTAGCTTGACTAGCAGAAGCTGTTTTAGGAATAGCAACACCAGTAGTTGTATTAGATGCACTTTTATTGAGACTCTTAGCGAATTCTACTTTAGTATTAGAATCACCATTATCAAACATAGACCGATTTTGCCATGCCCACTCTGCATCAGTAGCAGAAACAGCAGGATTCATACCGTAACCTACAAGTGTAGCAAGGAATTTAAGTTTTTCTTCAGGCATTCTAATATATTTAGAAATAGGTTCAGTAAACTCAAATTTCTTATCACCACGACTTAAGTAAGTTGCAATTTTAATAAGGCTTTCAAATGCACCATCTGCAATTTTCTCAGGATCTAATGCAGATGGATCACCAATGGATTTAATCGCTATAGGACCTAATACCATTGCCAATTGAGAGTAACGTTTAATAGTCTTAGTATCAAGTTTAGATAATTGATCTAAATCTATTTCCATACTTTCAGGTAAAGCTTTAAGAGCTTTTAGATTTTGCTTATTCTTTCTGCCATTACCTGTAATAAAACCAGTATTAGTACCAGTAATTTTAAGATGGCTAAGATTTTTATTAATAACCTTTTGAGATTTAGCATCAATATTATTAAGAGCCATAACTGATTGTGTAGCTACGCCCATTCTATCTTGATCAGTAAAATATTTATCGTTATTACCACCATGCTCAGATTTGATTAAAGCATCTCTGATTTCAGATAATAGGTTATTTGTGGTCTGCATACCTTCAGCTACGTTAGCAGCTTCTTCTGATGTAAACTTCTCACCATTAGCACCAACTAAACGTTCAGCAGTATCTGCACGATCACGTTCATTTCTAACTTGATTTAATGCAATACCTAATGATTTTCTATCAGTAGGATCGATATTAAATTTAGCTAGATATTTAGAAGCTTTTGCGACTTCTTCTTCAGAGAATTTCTTTTTACCTTTAGCAATAGCTATACGCTCTATACCTTTAGTTACTATTTCTATAACAGCTTTAGAGGACTTACTATCTAGATTTAGATCAGAAATGAATGCACTAGCTCCACGCATATCTCCATCTAAAACTAATCTTACTAATTTCTTAACAGAAGATGCATCCATATATTTGCTAAGTTGTTTTTCAACACTCTTAGTTTCTTTACGTGTATCACCACCACCAATTTTGAATTGGCTATTTAATACACTTAAGTTATCTTCTAATTCACCTAAATCTTTAGCTGAACCATATGCTAAATGTGTATCAAACTCTTTATTAGCATAATTTTCAGAACCCATGATGTTAAGACGTTCTTGAGCACTAAGATGATCTGCTTGACCCTTACGGATCATTTTAGCATTACCCCAGTTATTGAATTTACGTAAACCAGAACCGATACCTCTTATAGGAGCACCGACTACAAATTTAGTTAAGTCACCAATACCACTGAAGCTACGACCCAATACTCTACCTACAGGACGCAATACCATATCTGATAATTGCTTACCAATAAGCATACTGAATGGACCGCCAAAAGCTTTCTCTAGAATATTAAACATGCCATATTTAAGGCTACGTCCCATATTCTTGAAAGATTGAGCAATCATCTTACCAGTGCCTTTTAGAGGACTGAAAAGATTATAATCCATAAATTTATAGAAGTCTTGATATAAAGTTGTACCAAAGCGACGTAATGGGTTTACTACATGGTCTTTTAGAGCACCAACTAGACCACCTTCACGTTCACCTTTTTCATTCTTCTTACCAAGAACCATATCATGGAATTTACTAGAAGTACCAATAAGACCTAAACCAGCACCAAGACCAAAGTTCATTAATAACCCCATTCCTGTAGGATCTAGTAAAGCAGCAGCTCCGCCAAAACCAGCAATCTTAGGCATATTCTTTTTAACGTAGTCTTGTACTTTCTTAGGAATAATACCATCTTTACGACCTATCTCTTTACCATCTTTATCATAATAAGTTTTACCGAAGATTCTTTCGTTAACTTTCTTATTATTCTTAGCAAGAGAATAAGCACCACCGATAGCAATAGCACCAACTGGACCAAACCCAAGCATTAAGCTAGGAATAATACCAGCAGCTGCACCTTTGCCGAGGTCAGGCATATATTTCTTAAATAAGGCTTGTTGTTTACGACTAATAAGACCACCAGCACGGGATCCATCAGCCATTTCTTCACCAAATAAGAAATTCTTAGCAGTATCACTTTCACGGATAATATTAGCAGCAGCACCAACTGCGGCACCAGCTAATAATCCACCAGGACCGAATATTGCTGTTGCTCCTAAAGCACCAGCACCTGCCATTACACCAGTACGACCAGCAAACTTAGCAGTATTACCTCTAAGTTTAGCGATATCACTAGTAAGAGATTTAGATACTTCTGGATCTAAAGTCTTAGCATAATCTTCAAATTTATCTAAGCCTGTTTCCCAAGCACTAGATACTGTAGCGTTGGCTACTTGACCAAGAGCACTACCATCAGTAGATTCGACTTTACCAGCCATTTTACCAACAGCAAACTCTAAGGCACTGCCAACAACTTCACGTATAGTATTACCTTGAACCATTCCGTTAGGAAGTTTATCCTTAATAGTTTGAAGGAAGTTTTTACCTTGAAGTTGGTTACCACCTTCAGCATGAGATAAGATTTTATTTCTTAATCTTAACTCATCTTGTTTATCTTTTCTACTATTAGCTTTATCTAAGTCTGGATTGAATGGATTCAATTCAGATGGAATAATTAATTCCCCTTTAGATACAGTAGTTAAAGCAGTCTCTGGTACAGATAGAGAACCAAAAGCATATCCATTAGAGAATACACCTCTAGCTAAACGCTCTAATGCAGTTCCATCAGAAGATTTAGCACTTTTAGGCATTTTAACCTTTTGAGGTTTAAAACCATACATGATTTGCTTAGCAGCAGCTTCTAAACCAGTATTGAAAGAAGATGGTGCAGCCACTATAGGTTTAGGACCACTAATCATTTCAGATACTTTATTAGTTGCACCAAGAATACTATCCTTAGCAGCACCTTTAGCATCATTGAACCAATCTAAACCAAAGCTTTTAGCAAAGTCTTTTACTTTACCCCAGCCTTTCTTTACGATAGGTTCCCATAACTTCTTATCTAACCAATCTCTGACTTTAGTGAAAGTTGTCTTTAATTCAAAAGCCATCTTATCATAAAAGCCACGAATTTGATTACCTTCTTCATCCTTCTCACCAGTTTCATGATCAAAGAAGAATTCATATAAACTATCATCTACTTTAGTAATAACTTCGGCAGCAAATAGTCTAGGATTTCTAAGAATAGTAGACCAGTTGCTTAATGCAGCTTTACCTTTACCCTTAATACCTTTAGCACCAGTAACGTCATCAAACTTACCTTTATCTTTAGAGAAGACATTGCCAAGTTTATTTACGTCTAGTTCATCAATAGTCTTACCTTGATCATCTGGATTAACAGGAGTAGCTTTATACTTATTGCGATCAGCATGAGCCAAAGCTTCTTCATTAGTTACAGCGCGGTTCTCCTTTAAGACACTATATTTGATATAGTCATTATCAATATAGTCAGGAATAGCCATACTATTAAGTCTATTCTTAAGACCTAAGTTTTTACCTTTACGTAATCCACTAGTACGAATTAAGTAAAGTTCAGAAAGCATAGCTTTAAAGATAGATTGTTGTTCATCCATCTTCTTAGCCATCAAATCATTATTCTCAGCAATAAGATTTCTAGTAGCACCTTTGTTTTTGCTACGGTTAGAAAGCATAGCCTCGGAAGACCAACCAGCTTTCTCTTCACGATCATAATCATTAGCTTTAGCACGATGACTATCTGCATATTCAGCAGCTAAAGTTTTACTTTCTTTACGTGTCCTAGATCCTTGAGCAGTACGAAGATATTTTAAGATTTTACCAAATTGATCATCACCGTAACGTTCCATTACAGCATCCCATGATCCACGGCTTTCCCATAATATATCTTCAATATCAGGAATCTTTTCAGTTAGACGTTTTAACTCATTAGCAGAAAGACCTTTAGCTTTTGCTAATTGTTTTAAGTCTGATTGTAAAGCATTTCTAATACCAGAACCAGCTCTATCTTTATAAGATTGATCTTTTCTCTTCTTCTCTCTTTCGAGAATCTTCATAGAAGAGAATTTGCCCTTATTAAAATCATATACACGTTCTTCACCACCCAAGAGTGATTCGATACGTGCTAAATAAGCTGGGATAACTTCAACGATAGACTTACGAGTCATACCATCGAAAGGTACTTGACCTTTAATATAGTTACTAGTATCAATCTTATCTTTGTTAGCTACTTTGACACTAAAGATACTAGCTAAGATACCACCTACACCATCTTTATCTTTGGCACGTAATAGATCAGCATTGATTTGATTAAATAAACCAGTTAGAGTCTTATTGAATCCACCAATAGCTTTCTCTAATGGTTTACCCATAGCCTGTTGAACAAGATATGCCGGAATAAACTGCATTGGATTAGCAGCTAAACCCATGATCATTTCTTTGCTCATCATACCAAGACCTAAATTCTCAGCTTGGTCGACAAATCCTTTTCTGACATGCTTACTATAAGCACCCCAGTCCATTATACCGCCAGAGAGAATATCAGTGATATCTTGTTTAAGAGCTTTACCTTGACGCTTCTTCTCTGCTTCTCTTGAGATATTCCAATCTTTGAAACGTTCACGTTCCATATCAAGGAGTTCTCTCAAGATAGCATTGTTTTCACGTTGATATTTTGTAGACTCTTCAAAGAACTTGGTTGAGTTTTCAATATGCGTCTGCATGTTTGTAGTCATGAAGTTTTGCATATTGCCCATTGTAGTGCCAAGACCCATGATGGAGTTATTTAAGTTACCAAATAAACGTTCTTGTTGTGCAAACATGAATGATGCAGTTTGTTTAGTTACATCTGCATTATACTTAGCTGCACTCATAATGGTACCAGAGATTTGATCTGCACTAGCTCGAGATGCATCATGTACAGTTTTAGCTATAGCCTTATCACCAGTGGTAATATCTAGACTAGTATCACTATCATCGCCACTTACATCTTCATCAAAGTTCCAATCAAAATCATCATCGCCACCACCAAACATGATTTTATCTTCTCTGTCTTGATTCCAGAGTTTACCAGATTTTAAATCTTCTTTGGCACTTTTGAAGGCTAGATTAGACGCTTCATATGCAGTACTTTTCATTAAATATTCTTGAGCTTTTTTGAAAGTCTGTCTATAGTTAACGATAGCACTTACAGTTTCTTTAGTAGCGGTACCAGCCTGATCAAACGTTTTATATGTAGTCTCATAATTTTCTTTAAAACCTTTAGCAGCAGCATATTGTACTGACTTACCAAGGTTCTTAAGATAGTTTGTGATCTTGAGTCCCAATATAAGGTCCTCCTTTCTTTTAAGATTATCCTAATGTTCAAAATGACAACATATACCGCCCAAGGATCATCTAAGACCCTTGGACAAATATATGCATTGGATTGTGAGGAATTTTGTAATGAAACACATGTGTACTTTAGCAACACGTACACTACCTATATGTTTGACAATACAATACCCCTAAGGACTATTAAAGTCCTTAGGGAATACTGTATTAGTTTGGATTGAATATAAAGATAGGATGTATGTAGTTGGAAAGCTAAAATATCATTCATCCTACAATTATATGTATCAGATATATTAAAAAGTAAAATACCCCTAAGGTAGTTGAACCACCTTAGGGGAATATTTTACAAGTGAGATTGAAATATGACCTATATAGTGAAATATAGAAATTTATTTCTTAATCCATGCTGGGCAAGGACTAGAAACCTTAATAGAATCGTATGGACTAACCTTAACTTCAGCTTTTTCATAGATAGGTTTGCCAGCAGCATCTACACCAACTTGTTTAGGGTAAGAGCGTGTAGATTCTTTGATTTCTTTTTTGATCAAAGATACGTTAGATTTTTCTCGTCCACCAAGACCAATTTTGCGGTTGGTCTGCAAGTATGTATTTAAGAATTCTTTGGATACTGTCAACATACTTTCCGCATCAGATTTTTTAGCTTCATAACCAGCTACCAAGGAATCAGCTTCTTCTTTGCTAATTTTAGTTGTAGCCACGATAGCATTGGAAATAACGCTACGGAATTCTTTAGCAGGTGCAACCACACCGACTTTACCAGTTTTGTCATAAACACCTACTTCATAAGAAGTATCGTTTAAGAATGCTTGCATAATACGAACTTCATCTTTGTGGGATGCAGATGCGTTTGTTAAGTTGTCTTGTACGTCTTTAATCAACGCAAGAACTGTTTTTTCTTTTTCCATGATTCAATCCTCCTAATAAATAATGGAATTCGATTACATTTGTGTTACATGTGTTATATTTTAATACACTAGGGTATTAATAATGAATTAGTCGAACGATTTAGCGTTCTCAATAATAGCTTCTACTAGCTTGATCTTGCCTTTAGATTTAATAAAATCATTAAGTTCTTTATGAGTCATCTTAGATAACTCAACTATAAAGTCTTTTTTGTCCATTTATATTAATCCTCCGTACCTATATGTACAGGATAGGGTAGAATTTGACAGACGAAACACCCGTAGACTTGGGGAGCCTACGGGTATTATGATTGCATTTGTCTGTTTTTTAGGGATTATTCTTTCGAGAAGAATACAAAATTGCTTTGCTCTCTTTAAAGCGTGATTCGTATTTGGGGTTTTACGAATTTTGACGGTTTAGTATATATTAGCAATATACCAAGTTATAATATGAATAACTCTGTAAAGAATGGTAAGATTGAATCTTCTTATAATATTAATCGCCCTTATCATGGATCAAGTATATATCAATATCAATTTAAGTATAGACCTAAAAGTGTAAAAGATTTATAGTTTTGCAGTTAGAAATTAATATTTCATTATAGTCATTGTCTTAACATTAATTATTCAGGAGTAACAAAACTCTGTGTTTAATAATAATTTGGAGTCTATACATAACAAAGATATTCAATAGTTATCTTGAATTACGTTATTACTTTTTGGCGTGTCCTTATAATAGGTTAACCTTACTACTTAATTGTTATATGAGTTTTAAATGAAAAATGAAGTTAAGTGCTATGATTTTAACAATAGAATAAGTGAAGGAGGTACTACAATGCCTATTAATATAGATAAGGTTAAACCTTTCAGACTACTTAAGACACCATTCTTTACTCCTTTCAATGTGAAAGATAAACGACATGGTAGTGCTATTTTCTTAATGACTAAAAGCTTAGAGCAATCTAAACAATTGATCGAGCATAAGCTTATTAGCAATCTAAATATGTTTAATTCATACTTCCTTGAATGGAATGCTATGTATTTGCTTAAACCAAGTAGAATTATAAATAAAGACTTAGAAGTTGATGATGTATACAACTCTAAAGCTTATGGTAATAATCCTATAATGACAGAATCTCACTTTGAAGATTCTGAAAACTTATTTTTCTTCTCTGAAGCTACTCCTGAGAATGTATTAGATGTACGATTAAGAAGAATCTTATATCGTGAAAGACTACGTAACTTTAAGGAAGTTAAGCTTAGAGTAAATCGAATCAAAGAAGAGTGTAAGTATATTAAGTATACTTACCCAACTATCGACAAGTATAAGAATAAGAATATTTATGTCGACAATCATATCTATAATAAGATCTTCACTATGAGTGAGACTTATAATAGAGATAAAGCTATAGACTTACTATATGCTTTATTTGATCGATTCATTAATAATCCTAACTATAATGGATATACAAGAAAGACTGTACTGATTCCAGTAAACGAATGGGCTAGCGATATCCCAACTACTGCTTTATTTGAATTCAGTAAATCTATCAATCCATTCTCTATGATAGTTAGACTCTTTAAGAAACCTAAAGAGAACTTAGATAAGTTAAATGGTATTGACTTTATCTTTATTGGTCATGATAGCTGGTTCAAAATGAAGATGGAAGATTTAGATATAAAGAATCTAAATCTCTTCAAGACTAATATATTAAAGATCAGAAACAATGATATCGTAGAAGATAACGTTCCTGAAGATAAAGAAGATATTAAGACTAGACTTATTGGCAAGATTGAAGACTTAACTGGTATTGAAGTTAATAATATTAGTCGTGTTCGTGAAGTAGATCCTACTGTACCAATTAAAGCCGAATTACACGATGAGCCTAAATTGATTGTCGCTAAAGGTATCACTGGTGCAGATCAAGTTATAGATCCAACTAAGATTGAGAAACCTACAGAAGAAAAGATTAATCAATCAGTTGAGGATATTGTAAACTATACTAAGAATGCTGAAGAAGCAGAGAAAGAAATGGATAATTCTGTAGACTTGAAAGAATTAATCTTACAAGCTAAGAATGACCAAGATGATACATTTAAAATCTCTGCTACTCGTAAAGCTCGTATGGATGATCTTAATGATAAATTCTTAAAAGAAAAGATTGCTAACTCTACTATTGCCGAGTTAGTTGCAATTGAAGATACTCCATTACAAGCCACTGACTTATCTAATAAAGTTGAAACCATTGATGATGAATGGGCTAACTTAAAGAAACCTAACTTTGAAGCTGACTATAATATCGATGCTGATATTATGAAATGCTTACATTCTTTATCTCAAAATAAAGATGTGCCAATGAGTGTAATTGATGTATCTGTAGAAGATAGATCTACATCTGAAGATTCTATCTTAACTTATACAGTTCATTTAGAAGACTCTTTAGGTAAACGTCATACATTACGTTTCGATATGCCTAAGATTATCAATAAACGTTTCTTACGTTTACGTGGTAATGATAAGATTATCCCGGGTCAGTTAATCAACTTACCTATCATTAAGACCGATGAAGATACAGTTCAAGTAGTATCTAACTACAATAAGATCTTTATCACTAGATATGGTCAAGTTGGTAAGATTAATCAATCTACTAATGCTTTAATTAGAGCTTTAACTAAGCTTAAAGAAAACAACTATAAGCTTGAAGTAAAAGATGAAACTGCAGATGATGCATATCTTCCATCTAAGATTGACTTAGGTAATAACGCTAAGATCTCTGCTAAATATGAATTACCTGCAGAGTATGTAGAGTTATCTAAGATCTTTAATAAAGTTACTACTAAAGATGGTAGAGTATACTACTTTAATAGAGATGAGCTTATCAATAAACTTGAAGAAAAGAAAGTTAAAGTTGAAAATGAACCTGGATTCTTAGTAGTTGGTATCAGTAAAGATAATAATCCTATTACTGTACCTGAAACAGGTGTATCTACTGCATTGATCAATCAACTTGGTATAGCTAAATATGCTGGAACCTTTATGAAACCTGGTGCTAGAATGACTTATTCTCAAGCTAGTATCTTAAATAGTAAGATTCCTCTTATTGTAGTTATGGCATATACTGCTGGATTAACTGGTGCTTTAAATGCAGCTGGTGTAGAATATAATCTAAGTGAGAAACGTCCTACTGAAACTAAGAACTACTTTAGATTTAATGATGGTTTCTTATCATTCAGTGATACATATGCACCTGATGCGGCATTGCTAGTAAATGGGTTATCAGTAATCAATACTCAAGAATATTCTTTGACTGATATTGATACAAAGGCTATGTGGTTAGATGTATTAGATGACTTTGGTGGTCGTAATAGAGCAGATGGTCTAGATTCATTTGCTAACTTAATGATGGACCCTATCACTGTAGAAGTATGTAAGACTTATAAACTTCCTACAGATTATATTGAAGTATTAGCATATGCTAGTAGCTTATTGACAACCAATAAGTTCAATCGTCATACTGATATCACTGGTAACCGTTTCCGTACTAATGAACGTTTAGTTCACTTCTTATACAAATCCTTAGCAACTAGCTATGGTATGTATTTACGTGAAATCAAAAACAATCGTAAAGATGCTAAGATGACTATGAAGCAATCTGCAGTTATTGATATGGCATTAGCTGATGTAACTACAAGTGACCTATCTAAGTTATCTCCACTATTGGAATTAGAATCTGCTAATACAGTTACATTTAAAGGCTTATCTGGTATGAACTCTGATAGAAGTTATTCTTTGGATAAACGTACTTATGATAAGACAATGATCAATAAGTTATCTATGTCTACAGGCTTCTCTGCCACTGTAGGTATTAACCGTCAGTCTACTATCAATATGGGTATTGAATCCACTAAAGGTTATATTAAATCTGGCGGTGAACTAGATAGAATGTCTGATGCTAATACATTATCTATTACTGAAGCATTGACACCATTCGGTACAACTAGAGATGACCCATTCCGTACAGCTATGACGTTTATTCAAACATCTAAGCATGGTATGAGAACTACAGAGCAAGATCCTTTATTGGTATCTAATGGTGCAGACCAAGCATTACCATATTTAACTTCTGATACATTTGCTCATAAAGCTAAATGGAATGCTGTAGTTGAGGAAATTACTAATGATTACATGATCATTGCTAATAAATCTAACCCGAAAGAGAAAGAATTTATCGATTTACGGGAGAAAGTAGAAAAGAATTCCGATGGTGGTTTCTTTATCACAATCAAATTAGATACTTTTAAAAACTATAAGAAAGGTGATTCCATTAAAGCTGGAGACATTGTAGCTTATGATAAATCTAGCTACTCTGACACAGTTGGTATTGGTAACTTAGCTTATAATATTGGTACTTTAACTAAGATTGCTATTATGCATACAGATAAAGGCTTCGAAGATAGTGCTATTATTTCTCAAGATTTATCTAAAAAGATGGCATCTGAAATTGTATTACAAGTTGATGTATTGATGGATGCTAAAGATATTGATATCCAATGTGTAGAAGTTGGTAAGAAGCTTCATGAAGGTGAAGTTATTATGTCTTACCGTGCAGCATTAGAAGATCAAGATGCTACAGATATCATTAATAAGATGGTACAGAAGAATGCTGGTAGTGACTCTAAAGAATTAATGGATGAAATCGGTAAGATTAAAGTTAAATCTAAAGTAACCGGTAAACTTCAAGATATCAAAGTATACTCTACTATTCCAACATCTGAAATGTCTAAATCCTTGGCATCATTTGTTAATAAATATAATGGTCCAGTAGATAAGATGAAGTCTAAGTTAGGTAAACTTGGTATCGATGGATCTCAATATGGCACTTCTGGTGTATTACCTCCTGTGGGTAAACTAAAACACTGTGAAGGCAAAGTCTTAGTTGAATTCTATATCAAATACTATGATAAAATGTCTGTTGGTGATAAACTAGTATACTTCTCTGCCCTTAAAGGTGTAGTAAAAGAAATCTTCCCTGAAGGTAAAGAACCTTACTCTGAATATCGACCAGATGAAAAAGTACATAGTTTCCTTCCAGTTGGTTCTATCAATGCTCGTATGGTAACTTCCGTATTAACTCACGGATCCATAAATAAAGTATTGATTGAATTAGATCGTCATGTTAAGGATATTATGGGTGTTAAATGGGATCCTAATTCGTAGGATCCCTTAACACATTATTAAATATAATTTTATTTAATTTAAAGGAGGATATATCATATGGCTAAAGAGAATAACCCTCAGTCTACTATGATTACTAATAAAAATTACCAACACGTTAGCAACGTACCTACATATATCCGTAAATACCCAGATGACTACTCTCAAGTAGTTGGTGTATGCCGTAAAGGTCAAGTAGTACATGCTGACTATATCGTACCTGGATTTATTTACCACCGTGATGGTAGTAAACCAACTCTAACTGATAATATCTGGATTAAATTTGAACGTGGCTATGTACGTCGTGTATCTATGCTTGGTTCTACTAACTACTTTGAAGAATATAAAGGCTTTGAAGACTATCCAGCAGCTGATGAAAAAACAAAATATGGTGATGTAGTAATGCTTAGAAAAGGCGCATTAGATGCTTATGGTCGTCCATTGGATGATAAAGACTATGAACCTGCAACTCATATTGTAGCATTACTTGATTCTTCCAAACAATTAGCTTTACTTGGTTACCCAAAAGGTATTCAAACTTGGGTATGGCGTAAAGATTTGAAAATGGTCCAAAAATCTGATGGATTCTTCTTCTCCGAAGGAACTTTGAATCCAGACTTGGGAAAATAGAAGGGGAAGCTGCACTGCCCCTTACAAAATATTTTAAAGTGGCAAATCCTTTTGATAATCCTGCAATATTTGATGATCCATATGTATATGATCAGACTCAACCAACTACACCAGATCCTCAACCACAACCTAGTGGAGATGATGGTAAAGATAAAAGTGAGACTGATAAGAATACTAAGGAAGCCAAAGATAAAGCTAAGCAAGATCCTAAAGCTAGTAAGCCAAATGATCCTGACAGTGCATTATCTGGTATTAAAGATTCATTCTTACAGATGGTTGGTGTAGACCCAGCTAAATATAAGAAAGCTCAAGAGGAATCTAGACGTAGAGCTGATAGCCTCTATGCTGAGATTGTAACCGGTACTAATGCATCATATGTATATGGTACTAAAACAGGTAATGGTCTTAGATTTACTGAACGTGAACTATCCACTGTTATGGGTATGCCATATCAATGGATGGAAAACGTAGATAATCGTATACCAGCTCTTGGTGGATTTGGTAGAAAATTCCATGAGAAGATTCTATCTAAGATGCCTCTATTAGTTCTCACTCCAGGTATACCAGACTTCATGGCTGGTTATGGTGATGAGAAACGTAAGAGTGTATTGAATTCATTACTTGGTGCAGTTAGTGGTCAGTCTATTGACAGTATGGTTAACTCTTCTGAGAATGAAATGAGATACTATACTCTACAATTTGAAGCTGAAGACTATTATAGATACGTAAACTCCATGTGTACTGCATTATCAGTATTCTTGAATATTAATAATGAATTATACAATGGTGAACCTATTGGGAATATTAACTGGTTTGATAGATCTAAAAACCAAATTGCTCATAACTATTCATACTATGGCGGTGTAGGTTTATATCTAAACTCTGAAACACAAATCTCAGAGAACTTTGGTAATGATACTGCAAGAAGTATCTTAGCGGATAAGATCAACAGCATGTCTGATATTGGTCGTGAAGTACAATTCTTGACTGGTATTAGTGGATTTGATGTTGACTTATTTGCTGGTAAAGAACTTAATAAGAATGCAGCTAATACTGAATCAATGACTAAAACTGGTGGTCTTGGAACCATGAAAGGTTTCATGGGTATGATCATGAATGGTGCTAAGACAGTATTTGCTGGTGGTAAATTAGAGTTCCCAGAATTATGGGCAGATTCTTCATACTCCAGTAGCTACTCTATTAGTCTTAAACTAGTATCTCCTGATTATGATAGACGTTCTTGGTATATTAATATCGGTGTACCATTAATGCATTTGATTGCTATGTGTGCACCACGTCAAGTATCACCAAATGGCTATGTATCTCCATTCTTAGTTAGAGCATTCTACCGTGGATTCTTTAATATTGATATGGGTCTAATGTCTATGTCAGTCCAAAAAGGATCTGAAGGTGGTTGGACGGTTGATGGTTTACCTACAACTGTAGATGTAAGTATAGAAATCAAAGACTTATACAGCAAGCTTTCTATCTCATCTGAACGTATCCTTGGTAAAGGTGCAAGTCAAACATTCGGTAATGTCGGATTGATTACTTACTTAGCTAATATGGCTGGTGTAAATACTAATGAACCTGATATTATCCGTACTGCTCGTTTATTCTTAGCATTGAAAGAGCAAACTATTGTTAACTTCCCTAATTCCATTCAAACTAAGATCAGTAATAGTATTGCTAATATTATCACTAACCGTGTATTCGGTAAAGGCTAAATTTATATACTAATAAAAACATTGACTTAAGGTACTTAAAGTACCTTAAGTCTTTATTTTTGAGGTGATCTTATGAAAAACCGTAAACAGAAATTCTATGAATATGAAGAGAAGTATGGTAATATACCAGAAGGCTTCCAAGAACGATTAGAATGGATGTATGAGAAATATAAATTAACTCCTGCTAAACAGCAAGAGATTCTAGCTAAACGAGATCTAATGTTAAATACATTAGACTTTGTAGATATTAAAGTAGTACTATTTGAAGAACCTGAAGGATCTCCACGTCCTCGGTTTAGAATAGTTAATAGATATAACTTAGCTAATATGGCTATGGCTAACTCTCAATTTGTTCATGTATACTCTATCACTGGTAAAGAAGATAATGTATTCATGAAACGATTATTAGATAGTGGTGAACTTAATCAAGTACAGCAAATGCTTTATACTCCATGTGATGTAGAATTCAATGCATTTGTTAAGACTCCATCTTCTTTTAATACGGTAGATACCTTCCTAGCAGAGATTGGTTTAATTAGACCAACTAATAAACCTGACTGGGATAATATTGGTAAGAAGTATTCAGATATGTTTAACTCCAATATATGGTTAGATGATACTCTAGTTATAGATGGTACTGTAAGAAAGTATTATTCTATTAAACCTAGAGTGGAAGTTCATCTTAAGTATATGAATATGCTTTATAATAGAACTCAATATACTTCTACAGTTAATAAGTTGAATAAACAAGAATTAGATTCATCTAATGTAACTTACTTTGACTTTAATAAGTTGAAGTGATATATTATAATCTTGATGTATAATATAGTTATTAATTAGGAGGATTGAATTATGCCATCTCAATTAACACCTTCCAATCAGGAAGAAATTAAGAATAAGACGCAACCGCCTTTTGAGCAGTTTGAAGAATGTCAAAGAACTACATGCGTTTACCGTAATGCTAATGGTAGATGTATTTATGAGACATGTGTATTTGCAAATGAGAAACCTCAGTTTGTAGATCATTGGGATTTTGAATGCCAATCATGTCATAAGATTGAACAGCGTGATGTACGTGATATGAAGATCATGTTTTGTGATAGCTGTTTAGCTCGTATTAGAAAAGCAGAAGAATTACCATTCCATTGCGTATTCTGTGGTAAATCTCAAGGACATCCATCCAAGATCATGTTTAGTGGTATCTGTGATGAGTGTTTTGCTAAATTAAAAAGAAGTATTCATTGTAAGAATTGTGGTAATTCATAATGGAAAATAACTTTAGAGGAAGATATAGAACAGCTAGTGCTGAAAGTATAGTTGTAGCTAACTATATTAGATATGAGACATTAGCTGAAATAACTAATACTGTATTTGCTGGTAGTAATGCAAATGTATTAAATATTTATATAGATCTATACCAGCTATTTAGAAAGATGTATAGATCCGATGTAGCTGTAGGCAATAGATCATCTGTTGCAGCTGCAGTTGTAAATATGTGTATTCATTATAGAGCATTCTATAAGAAATACTATGGAGTTCATACTCGTATTTATCTAATGCAAACATCTGGTCCGATGTTAATGAATGAGAAATTCTATCCAGAGTATAATCATACTAACGTAGAGAAGATGGTTCTTGCCAATATGATTACTACATTCATGGTACAGAACTGTGCTATCTTAAAAGAATTATGTAAATATCTCCCAGATATTTATTATATTGAAGGACCTTATGAGACTTCAGTCATGATATACTCTACTATCTTAGATAGAAAAGACAATACGCCTAATATCATTATTTCTACTAGTACTCTACAGTATGCAGTACCAGTATTTGCTGAAGCTCAAACTGTGGTAATTGATCATACATGGGTAGAAGGTGGTATTAGATATAGAGTAGTAGATAAAGGTAATGCATTGATCGAGTTATTA